TCTGTTGTTACTCTTGCTGGGCCAACAATCACTGGTGTTGCATCATTTGCAGACGGTAGTAATTCTGCTCCTTCAATTACAAATACGGGCGACACAAATACAGGTATTTACTTTGGTGCTGCTGATACAGTCAACGTCACCACTGGTGGAACCAAACGAGTCGATATCGACAGTTCTGGTTTAGATGTAACAGGTAATGTGACAGCAACAGGAACAGTAGAACCAGCTGGTGACACTGCGGCGGGTGATAATGCTGCAATTGGTTACACATCTGCCGAGGGTTTAATCCTAACAGGACAAGGCAGCACATCAGATATAACTTTAAAGAACGATGCTGACGCCACAGTATTTACAGTTCCTACTGGTACGGATGACATTCTTTTCCCCGACAATGCTAAGGCAATGTTTGGCGCTGGGTCTGACCTTCAGATTCATCACGATAGTAGTAATAGTTACATCCAAAATTCTACAGGTAACTTAAATTTCCAAGCAAAAACTGGAGAGTCCTCTATTGTAGCTGTTCCAGATGGTGCTGTCACCCTTTACTACGACAACAGTGCGAAGCTTGCAACAAGTGCTGCTGGTGGAACTCTCACTGGTGTTTGGGTACAGACTGCTAATATTGCTGCTGACGCAATAACTGGTGCAAAGATTGCTGATGATACTATTAACTCTGAACATTATGCAGCAGATTCTATTGATGAAGAGCATATCGCCAATGACGCTGTAGGTTCAGCAGAATTAAAAACTCTATCAACTCTTTTGATTAAAAACTCAGCTGGTTCTACACTGAAAACTGTTCATGGTGCGGGTGCATAATTATAATTAGATATGAATATGATGTATAAATACTAATATAGATTAGAGGAAACGGAAAATGACAGCAATCATAACAGAAAAATTTAGACTTCATAACGCAACTCAATTCTTTGAGTCTTTTAATGAAGCAGCTAAAAGCACATACTACATGATGATTGGTAAGTCTACTCCTTTCACATCAGCAACTAGTGGTGGAACAGATGCGGCACCACCTACTCCAGCTGATGATGTAACCAGTGAGTTTAATGTTTGGGATCAAGCTATCGCTGCAAAAAATATTGCAGCAGGTGATGTTAGTTATGCAATTTCTCGACTTAACTGGGCCAACAATACAACTTTTGATATGTACGAAAGCGATGTTAGCTCTACTAATCTAACTTCATCTGGTAAATCTAGTATTTATCAATCCACATTTTTCTTCCGTACATCTGATAATCGTGTGTATAAGGTTATAGACAATAACGGTGGAACTGCTTACTCTGGTTCTGAACCTACCTCTGAATCAACTTCCTTCTTTTCTCAGGGTGGTTATGTTCTAAAATATATGTACACAATTACCAGTGCAGAACAAACAAAGTTCTTGACATCAGATTTTATGCCTGTTAGTACTGATTCTACTGTTTCTGCTGCGGCTGTTGATGGTAAAATTGAAAGTCTTATTGTAACCGCTGGAACTGGATATACAGATGGTACTTACTATGTAGCAATTAATGGCGACGGCACGAGTGCGGGAACAGCCTCTGGTGCCGTAGTAGAATTTGTGGTTTCTAGTGGTGCCATTGCAAGTTTCGGTCTTACTTCTGGAACTGATACAATTGTTTATTCTGGTGGCACTAATTATACCTATGGAACAATTACACTTACAGATGACACAGTATTTGCAAATGCAGGACTAACAACTGCTGTAGATTCTGGTGACATTAATAACGGTAGTGGGGGTGCAATTAAAGTTGTAATTAGTCCAAAAGGTGGCCACGGTTCTAATGCGGTCAACGAACTTGGTGGTCACTATGTGATTATGAACACATTGTTCGTCGGTGCAGAGGGCGATGATCTTCTTACAGGAAATGATTTTCGTAACATTTCTATTGTTACTGAACCAACAAATTTTGGAACAACAACAGTTGCGACATCTACAACAGCTCGACAAACTTATGCACTAAAGTTGGCTAGCACCAGTGGTACGTTTGCTGCTGATGAAAAGATTACACAAGCAACAACTCTTGCAATTGGTAGGGTTGTTCAGTGGGATGCTAATAACAACATTCTTTATTATCAACAGGAAAGATACCCAGATTATGGCACAAGTTCAGTGGGTGCATATATTGCGTTCTCTGGTGCAAATGTTGTTACGGGTGCAACTTCTGGCGCAACTGGGACACCTGATGCAAATGCGGACAGTGCAGTAACTCTTGCTAACTCAAATACGATCACATTTACCGATGGATATGCGAACCCAGAACTTGAACCAGACAGTGGGAATATTATTTACAACGAGAATAGAGCACCTATCACCCGTGCGACAGATCAAACGGAAGACATTAAAATTGTAGTGGAATTCTAATATGGCACAAAAAACTAATCTTAACGCAGCACCATACTTTGATGATTTTAATGCAGAGAATAATTATCACAGAATTCTCTTTCGGCCAGGATATGCAGTTCAGGCAAGAGAGTTAACGCAACTTCAAAGTGCATTACAACATCAAATTGAAGCACATGGAAGTCACATTTTTCGTGAGGGTGCAGTGGTTGTGCCGGGTCAAGGAACGACTCAAGAATATTATAGTTTGAAAATTGCAAGCACATTTAATAATCTAGAGATTGATCCTTCACAATACTATAACGCAGATAGTCCTACAACTATTACAGGTGAAACAACGGGTGTTACCGCAAAGGTTATTGGTTTCGCAGCTGCGACGACGACAGATCAACCACTCCTTTATCTTTCATATGAGCGGGCTGGTACAGATTTTGAAACTACAGTTTTTGCTGATGGTGAAAATCTTATTGCTAATACTCCAATATCACATTCAACATCAAGTTATGCTGCAAATGTTGCATCTGCTACAACATACACTTCTGTGTATAGTGTTGCTGCAGGATCAACTCCAGAACAACTTGCAAGTTCTGAAGGTCCAGCATCAAGAACAGGTCTTGCGTTTCACATAGAATCTGGTATTTACTATATTCGTGGTTTCTTTGTTAACAACCTAGAAGAAACCCTAGTTCTTAATAATTATGATAGAACTTATACAGGAACAGTTGGTTTTAAAGTAAGCGAAACTATTGTTACACCAGAAGATGAAGAGTCTCTATTAGATAATTCTACAGGGTCAACTAACTATGCTGCAAAAGGCGCACATAGATTAAGTATTTCTGTTGCACTCTCTGCTATTACAACTTCAACGGACACAAATAATTTTGTCTCTCTGGTTGATCTTAAAGATGGTAAATCGTCTGTAATTGGTCGTCGGACGCCATATTCTCAACTTGCTGATGAATTTGCAAGAAGGACTAATGATGAATCTGGAAGTTATACGGTTCGACCATTTGAATTTACTATAGGTGAATCAGTAGATGTTAGTGTAGGTCAAGATAATCTACAGGGTAGATATACTGTGGGTGCGACAACTGCTGATGGCAACACTGCCAGCAACGATCTCTTAGCTCTTACTATATCACCGGGCAAAATATACGTCAGAGGTTATGAAATTGATAAGACTCGAACCACCATAAAAGATATTAATAAAGCAAGAGATTTTGAAACTATTAATGCTGGTATTACAACTTTTGACGTTGGTAATTATGCACTCATTACAGATGTATACAATACTCCAGACATTACACAAATATCTGGAGAATCTACTCCATTCAAAACTGTACAATTCTATGATGCTGAAAATTCAACCAGAGGTTCTGCGAATGGTAATTTAATTGGTGTTGGCCGAGCTAGAGGAATTGAATTTGATTCTGGTACTGCTGGATCGAATGCATTTGCGTCTGGTTCTCGTTATAAATTATATCTTTTTGATATACGTCCATTTACAAAATTAACTTTGAGTGGCACTCCATCACCAACACTTCTTGCAACACACACAAACGGTGGTGTATTAATCACGGGTGTGACTTCTGGTGCTAAAGGTTATGTATATGCAGATGGAACTTCTGGAACTTCAGTAAATCTAATTTCTGTAGTTGGTGCATTTAGAGCCGGAGAAAAGATTACATCTTCCGATTCTGCTGAAACAGGTGGTATTATTGAAAATTCTGGTAATGTTGATATTACCGTAACCAAAGCAGAAACTTTTACTTTCGGTAATTTTAGACAGGTTTATATGGAGGATGCAGATAGTGGTCAAGACTTTACTGCTAATTTTGTTCTTGAAACTGAAAGAAATGTTTTTGGTGATATTTCTCTTGAAGAGGATTCATTATCATCTATTGAATTAGAAACTGAAGTAAGTTCTAGTGGTAGAATTATTCAAGAAGATACTGTAAATTCAGTGGTTGCAAAACTAAAAGATACAGAAAAAAATATATCAATATTTAGATTACCAAATAGAAATATTAAAACACTTCTGACCGCAACTAATTCTGGTTTAAGTGATACACAATATACAGTTCGAAGACAGTTTATTGGAATTACAAACAGTTCTGGTGTTGTTACCTTTAATGCGGGTACAAATGAAACATTTTTATCTCACAGTGAATCAGATTATACATTATCTATTCTTACTGCTGGTGGCGGAACGGGAGAACAAGGTGATCTCGTTAGTATCTCTGGTAAAATTAGTGGTGGTGGAACAGCAACTCTTACTATTACAGATGCAACCATCTTGGGAAGCGCAGCAAAAATAAAACTTACTGCGACAATTCTTAAAACTTCTGTTCAATCAAAGACTAAAACTACTAATCTTATGAAACAACTAAAAGTAACTTCTGGAACAACAGATGCCTATGGAACTCGTCCAAAAGACGAGATTATTTCCCTTGGCCGTGGGGATGTGTTTAATGTCGTTGCAGTTTTTGACTCAGAGGAAGCAAGCACGGATGCAGTTGCTCCAGAATTTACTCTAACTAATCAAGCAGGAACATTTACCAGAGGTGAAAAAATCACTGGTGCGACAAGTGGCGCAACTGCAAGAATTGTTGATATTACATCTCCGATGAGTTATGTTCTTCCATCCGCATCTAATTCAATTTCCTTTGTATCGGGGGAAACAATCACTGGTGAAAGCTCCGGTGCAACTGCTACTGTCGGAACTCTTACAGATGGTAGTGTGAATATTATTACTAAATATACTTTCGATTCCGGTTATCGTAATAATTTCTATGATATTTCTAGAATTATAAGAAAAGGTGGTGAACCCGCACCCACAGGAAGATTGCTCATTATATATGATTATTTTGATCATGGTACGGGAGACATGTTTACAGTTGACTCTTATGTTGATATTGCTAATCAAATGGACTATGAAGATATTAAACCTCCATTAATCGATTCATATGATTTTAGGCCAAAGGTTGAAGATATTGCTGGTACATCAAGAACACTAGGGGTTATTGATGAAATTACAGGAAACTCTTTTGACTTCTACTCTAGACAATATGATGGCGCTAGTGCATCAATTTCTGATTTTGTCAAGCCCGGTTCTAATATTCAATCAGACTTTGAGCATTATCTTGGAAGGAAAGACGTAGTTGTAATTGATGACACTGGAACAATCAGTATTATTGAAGGATCATCATCAACTACGCCAGTAAAACCTGATATTCCATCGAATTCTGTGAAACTTGCTGATTTAGATATTCCGCCATTTACTCGTAGGCCGGAAGATGTAACTATTGAAAGAACAAGAAATCAAAGATTTACCATGAAAGATATTGGTAAACTTAACCGCCGACTTAGTAATGTTGAAAGAATGACAACTCTAAATTTATTGGAAAAGGATGCTTTAAATTTTGAGACGTTAGATGCTAACGGATTGAGTAGATTTAAGTCAGGAATTGTTGTTGATAATTTCCAAGGTCATAAAGTTGGTGATGCCTTCCACAGAGATTATAAAAACTCTATGGATTTTATGCAAGGAACTTTGCGGCCAATTCATGTTTCTAAATCCGTCGATTTAGAAGAAAATGTTTCGACTGATTCTGCAAGAACTTCTGCTGGTTATCAGAAGACAGGTGATCTTATAACTCTCCCATATACAGAGGTAGTATTAACAGAACAACCGTTTGCTAGTACTGTTGAAAGAGTTGCACCATTCATGACTGCGACATGGAAAGGTGTACTGGCCATAGACCCAACACAGGATAACTGGATGGAAACAGAAATTGCTCCCCAGTTGATTATTAACCGTGAGGGTAACTATGATGCAACTGTTGCTGCTATTGGTAATAATATGGGTACTGTTTGGAACTCTTGGCAAACAACTTGGTCTGGAACTGTTCAGAGAGATGATGGAGTACCGGCGCAGGCCGAGCAATTCGGTTTCGACGATTGGGACGGCGATTGGGGCGATGGCATGGATGATAACGTCTGCTTGACTTATAATATGAAAGTTATGTTAGAAAATAATATTTTGATTAATGTTAATAAATTGAAACTTGGTGATAAGATTATGAATAATAGTGGATCAACCATAATTCAAGAACTCATATTTAATCATATGAGAGAAGGCTATTATATTATTAACGGTGAATTAGAAATTACCAACGATCATCCCATATTAACTAATGGTGTATGGAAGAGAACAGAAGACCTACTTATTGGTGATGATATAAATGGAATTCGAGTTGATACTAAACAATATATTTCAAAAACTACGAAAACAGTAAGTATTGTTACCCAATCAGATGATTATAATGTATATTGTAATGAAAATTTATATACCGTGCATGGTAGATACAAATTATTTCTCCAACAAGAAGATAGGAGCGCTGCATAATGGTAGTTAGAACTTACAACGCAACGCAACAAACTAGAACTGGTGTTCTCACTGAGGTGTTTGAGGACATTGAGTATTCTAGTGATGGGTTTAGGTCTATTGCTAAAACTGCTATTCCATATGCTCGTTCAAAAACAATTTCCTTCGAAGCTAAAAGTTTAAAACCATTTACAAAACTGTATGTGTTTTTTGATAAACAATTGGTCAATAAGTATGTGACACCGGGCGCTAGTGGTGCTGTTGGAACTGCTTTCTCAAATTTCTCTGATGTTGAAACCCCTGTTGCTGGTAGTACATTAATTTCTGATGGTGTTGGTAATTGTGAAGGAACCTTTACTATTCCCAATCCAAGAGCCGCTGGCAATCCTAAGTTTGCAACTGGTGATATTGATTTTGTAATAACAGCAGACCCAAATAACAAACAAGTTGGTGACGGCGCAAATGAAATTGTTGCAAGAGAAACTTACGCAGAAGCAATTTATTCTGCTAGAGGTATATTAGATACACAACAAGAAACTATTATTGCAACAAGAAATGCAATCGTAAGTACAACAGACCTTTTTGAAGAGGGTGAAGTTATTGTTGGGTCCGAATACACTCCCCCTCGTATGGACCCATTGGCTCAGACTTTTATTGTTTTGGATACTGATGTTCAAAACGATAATGTTAGTGGTTCATTTGTAACTTCTTGTGATGTATTCTTTTTTGCAAAGGATAATACATATCCTGTGACAATGGAAATTCGTAATGTAATTAATGGAGTGCCCGGACCAAAAATTCTTCCATTTGGTAGAAAAACATTACAATCTTCAGAGGTTACAACATCTACAGATGGAAATACTGCAACTACCTTTACATTTGACTCTCCCGTTTATGTGCAGGGCGGAACAGAATATTCAATTTGTCTATTAGCTAATACTCCAGAATATAAAGTGTGGATTGCTGATCTTGGAACACAAGATACTTCTGGTAATGAAATTACAGACCAACCTCACGTTGGTGTTCTTTTTAAGAGTTCAAATAATAGCACATGGGTTCCATCGCCCACACAAGACATGAAATTTTCTCTCAAGAGAGCTAAGTTTGATACGAATGCTGCTGGTTTAGTTACGTTACAAAATAAAACACTTCCTGTAAAAACCCTTAATGCAAATCCTTTAGAGATGACAGACAATAGTACAACATTAAAAATTAATCATGCTGGTCATGGTATGTATTCTACTGCAAATAACGTCACTATTGATGAAGTTAAGTCTGGTGCATCAACAACACTTAATGGTACAATTTCTAGCACCGCAACATCGATTACCCTTACGAGTGGAACAAACTTTGATGACACTAGTGGTAAGTATTCTAGAGATGCATCCAACGTGTACTATATTAAAATTGATGATGAGATTATTAGTTATACTAATATTTCTGGAACAGGTATCACTAGTGCAACACGGGGCGCAAATAGTACAACTGCTACATCTCATGCGGATGGCGCAACTGTAGAATTGTATCAAATCCATAAGGTTCCGTTGTATGATATCAATAAAACACACACTGCAATTGGTAATATTGAACAAAATAGTTATACAATTACTCTTGGAACTACCCCTGTGGTTGATGGCGAGGGTGGTACGTCCACTTTCGGTGGAAATGTAGCTACCGCAACTGAAAATGCACAATATGATGTTTCTACTTTTATTGCGGGCACTTTAGTTCCGTCAAAAACTAAAATTGAGACGACAATGTTGACAACTTCTGGAACAAGTCCAAGTGGTTCTGAGACTTCATTTACAAAATCGACAAATGGTAGGGTTGTTCCAATTGGTGACAACTATTATTGGACAAGTAATAATTTGGTTGCGTCTGGTATTAATGAAACAAATGAAATGTCTGGTACAAAATCTTTGAGTGTTCCAATAACTCTAACTTCAGAAACTGATTCACTATCTCCTGTACTTGACTTGCAGAGGATGTCGATGATTGCTGTATCAAACCAGATAAATCAAATTGATTCCTCATCAGATGTATATCCTACATCTTTATACAAAGCAATGACAGAACCGGAGGGTGATAATCATTCAGCAATTTATCTCACTAAGAAAATTGATCTAGAAACTCCTGCAACTTCTCTAAGAGTTATTTTAGATGCTCGACGGTTTCCCGAAGCAGATATTAAATTGTTGTTTAAAACCCTACGGGTTGATGATGAAACTAAATTTGAAGAGATAGGTTTCAAATTTTTTAACGACGATGGAACTGTCACTGGGTCTGGTGGGCCAGATGTCATAACTCGACCTTCGACATATATTGATGATTATATTGAACATGAATACACTGCTGGTGTGAAAGATGATGGTATTGGTTCTCCTCTAGAAGATTTTAGTTCTTTTCAGATTAAAATTGTTATGAGGGCAACAAATCAAACTGCTGCACCATTAATTAAAAATCTTCGTGTTCTAGCTTTGGCCACATAATATGTCAAGATATTTAAAAATAGAGGATGAAGATAATTACGTTAAGGATTCTAACGGTAGTCATGCAATCATAAATAACAATGTAAACGCATATGAAATCGCTAAAAAACGTGCAAAAGAAACACAAAGACATAGGGATGAAATGCGTGAAACGACTAGAGAATTAAATACTTTGAAATCAGAAATGCATGAAATTAAATCTTTACTACAACAATTAGTTAAAGAGAACTAATACCGGAGAATAAAATAAATGTCATATCAATCACTTGATCTTGGTTCAGTTGCAAATGATGGCACCGGCGATACACTTCGTGCATCAGGTGATAAAATTAATGACAACTTTAGTGAAATTTATACCTTACTTGGTGATGGCACATCATTGTCAAGTGGTATCAGTGCAACTGCAACAGTAGTAACTTTAACTGCGCCGACAATTTCTGGTGTGGTCAGTGGAACAATCACATCTGCCACAATTACAACACTTGCTAGTACAACAGTAAACGCAACTACCCTTAATGGTGGAACT